CGTGGTCCGGGGGCACGTTGTGGTGATGCGCGAGGCGAAGTCGCAATCGCGGCGCTCCATGGACAAGGCCGAGTTCCAGGCCAGCAAGACGGCCATCATGGAACACATCGCCGGGCTTCTCGGCGTTACCACCCAGGAGCTTGAGGCCGCCGGGCGCGCGGAGGCCAACGCATGACGGGCCGCAGCGTCCCCGAGTGGGTCGGCAAGACCCCGGACAGCCGCCCGCCCGTCGCGGTGCGCCTGCGCGTGTTCGCCGCCTACGATGGGCGGTGCTACCTAAGCGGCCAGAAGATCGGCCTCAAGGACCAGTGGGACCTTGACCACATCAAGCCGCTCCACCTCGCCCAGGGCGAGGAGAACCTAAACCGCGAGTCGAACCTCGCCCCGGTGATCCGAGAGCGGCACCGCGAGAAGACCGCCAAGGAAAACGAGGCGAAGGCCAAGGCCGACCGCATCCGGGCGAACCACCTGGGGCTGCGGGCGCCCAGCAAGCGGAAAATCCCCAGCCGCCCCTTCCCCAAGTCGCGCCCGGCGCCGCCCTCCCGCCACGAGGAGGACGGGCCGTGACGGCGCCGACCCGACCCACCCCGGACGAGGAGCGCCAGCGCCTCGCCGCCATCAAACGAGCGCGAAAGGCCGCGCGACAGAAGAAGGGAATGCAGGCGTGACCGACGCCCCGGTGACGATCTTCAATGAGGTGGAGTGCGTGGAGCGCGAGGTTCGCCTGCGCGAACAGGTTTATCCGCGCCGCGTCTCCCAAGGTAAAATGACCCAGGCCCAGGCCACCCGCGAGCTTGCTCGGATGCGGGCGGTCCTAGCGCGGTTGCAGCGAACCGCCGAGGGGGAGCGTCTGCTGTGAACCCCACCCTCGACCACGAACTGCGCCTGCTGGGATGGCGCACCCTGGCGACCCAGGTGTTGAACCTTCGCCCGAGCGAGGCGAGCGTCCTTGTGGCCCTCATGCGGCGCCCCGGCGTGTTCGTGGGCCTGGAGCAGCTTGCGGTGCTGCCGGTCCAGGCGCACCGGCTGACCGAGCTTGCCTGTTCGAACAAGGGCGTGCTGCTCCGGGTTTCCCGCCTGCGGACCAAGCTGGCCGACCTCGGATGCGACGAGGTGGTCGCCATCCGACCCAGCGGGTCGAACCCGATCACTGGCTTCATGCTCACGCGTGCAGGCGCCGAGCGCATCCAGGCCGCGCTTGCCGAGGCGGCGGCGCTTGCCCCACCCCAACTCACGGAGTCCGCCGCGTGACCCGCTATGCCGCCAAGACGGAGGTGTCCGTCGCCAAGTCCCGCGCCGAGATTGAGGCGACCCTGGAACGCTACGGCGCCGACGCCTTCGCCTACTTCACCGAGGCCGAGCGGGCGATGGTGGCGTTCCGCATATCAGATCGACAGGTGCGGTTCGTTCTGACGCTGCCGCGAAAGGACCGGCGCGAGTTCACCCACCACAGCCGGGGTGAACGCACAGCCGAGGCCGCCCTGGCGGCATGGGAACAAGCCTGCCGCCAACGCTGGCGCGCGCTCGCGCTGGTCATCAAGGCCAAGCTGGAGGCGGTCGCCGCCGGGATTACCACCATCGAGGACGAGTTCCTTGCCCACACCCTCCTCCCGGACGGCGCGACCGTTGGGGCCTGGGTCAAACCGCAACTCGCGGTCGCCTACCGGGACGGCGCCATGCCGACCGGCCTTCTCCTGAAAGGACCAGAATGAACCAGATCGCCCCCACACCCACCCAGGTCAGCGACCCGGTCGACGTCTATGTCGGCGACAGGATTCGCGCCCGCCGGAAGCTGCTTGGGCAAAGCCAGCAGGACCTTGCGTGCGACCTGGGCGTGACCTTCCAGCAGGTCCAGAAATACGAGCGCGGCGCCAACCGCATCAGCGCCTCCATGCTTCACCGCACCGCCCTCTCGCAGGGCGTGGCGGTTGCCTACTACTTCGACGGCTACCTGCGGGTCAGGCCCGCCGAGGGACCGGCGAATCCAGCCGAGGCGTGGTTGATGGGTTCCGAGGCCGCCGTCTTCGCGGAGGTGATCAGCGCCCTCTCGCCAGCCATGCGGGGCGCGACCTTGCGCGCGATGCGGGCCTGGGTCGAGATGGAGCGCGGCGCCTGATGCTTCGCATCCTCGACCTGTTCTGCGGTGCGGGGTTGGTCGCGGACGGCCTGCGGCTGGCCGGGTTCAACGTGGTGGGCGTAGATCTTTACCCGCAGCCCCGCTACCCCGGCCCGTTCCTGCAGGCCGACGCGACCTGCCTGGACGTGCGGTTCCTGGCCGCGTTCGATGCGGTATGGGCCTCACCGCCCTGCCTGCGCGACACCGCCATGCGGCACGCCCCCGGCGCCAAGGGTGAGGCCCACCCGGAACTGATCCCGGCCACCCGGCGCCTCCTGCGGGCGTCGGGGTTGCCCTACGTCATCGAGAACGTGGAGGGCGCGGCGCTGGTCGATCCGGTTGTCCTGTGCGGCTCCATGTTCGGCCTCGGCGTGACCGACCGGGGCGCCCGCTACCACCTCCAGCGGCACCGGAAGTTCGAGACGAACTGGCCGCTGTCGGCGCCCGGGCCATGCGCCCACGCCAAGCCGGTCGTCGGTGTCTATGGCGGCCACGCGCGGCGCCGGGCGGCGAGCGCCGGGGGACGCGGCACGCGGGACGAATGGGAGGGCGGCCACCAGCGCACCATGGCCGACGCCATGGGCCTGCGCCGCAGCCTGACGTGCGCTGAGATCAGCCAGGGCATCCCGCCCGCCTATGCCGCCTGGGTGGGCGGCCAGCTTGCCGAACACGTTTGGCTGCAACGACACGAGCGCGACTTCATCACCAAGCACGGAGGCTGGTCGTGACGGTCTACGTCGATCAGGAACGCAACAACTTCCGGCGCATGGTCATGTGTCACATGTTTGCTGACACCCTGGCCGAACTCCACACGATGGCCGGTCGCATCGGAATGAGCCGGGCGTGGTTTCAAGCTGACGCCAGTTTCCCCCACTACGACCTGAGCCTGACGCGCCGGGGTTTGGCGCTCAAGTACGGGGCGCAGGAGATCACGCGGCGGGAGGGCTACGATATCCGCAAGCGGCTCAGAGCCGACCCGGCCTTCATGGCGGAGTGGATGGAAAGCCGCCAAGCCCTCAACCCCCACTCAGGAGGCGGGTCGTGAGTGAGCGAGAGAGTTTGAAAAGCTGCCCGTTTTGCGGGGGTGAGGCTGAAATAGGGGATGTATACCCCTACGAGCACAATCCGTTCGTGGCGTGTGCATCGTGCCCCGCTGAGATTACGCAGGCCACGCTATCGGAGGCCATCGCCGCCTGGAACACCCGCGCCCGACCAGAGCCTTCCGAGGCCGTGGTGGCCGAGGCGATGCTGGCGGAGCTACGCCGCCAAGCGAAGGAGACGCGGGGGAACCCGTTTCTCTACGATGAGAACGGCCTGACCGACACAACCATCGACGGCGAGGTTGACCTGATCGCGCTCGCCAGGGCCGCGCTGGAGGTAATGCCACCCGCCCACCCGAAGCTTGCCGCACTCAAGGAGGAACTGCGCGCTAGCGAGGCTGCCTTTGCGGAGTTGGCGCGGCTAAGTCACGCGCTGGTCGAGGCGACCATGCCTATCGGGACCGCGCCCTCGCAAAAGCAGTTGCTCCAAATGACAGACGCCGCCCTGGCGGTGGCGAAATTCATGGCCGGGCGGGCGCCCCCATGAGCAGCGTCTACACCTCTCCGCTCGATCACCTGGGCCACGCGACCGAGCGGCTGCTGGGCGAGGCGTTCGCCAAGAGCGCCACGATCACGGCGGCCCGCGCCGCCGAAGTCCTGGGCCTGGACGAGAAGACCTTGCGCGGCGCTGCCCAGGCGGGCCTTATCGGTTCAATCCCTACTGGCGGCGGCCTGCGGCGTTACACCGAGGCCGACCTTCGCGCCTACCTGGGGCGCCCCCGCGAGACGCCCGCTCAGAAGGAGCCTGCGCCGTGTCCGTCTACAAACCGACAAAGAGTCGCTTCTGGCAGTTCGACTTTGTCCTTCGTGGGACGCGCTACCACGGCAGCACCGGGCAAGTTACGAGACGCGCCGCTGAGAGGGCGGAAGACCGCATCCGGCGGGAAATCGCCGAGGGCCGACTCGGCAGCGCCGACAGCCTGACCCTGGACGAGGCGTGTGGGCGCTGGTGGCAGGACGTGGGCCAGCACCGGGGCGATGCCGTGGACGTGGAGCGGCGCCTTGAGCGCCTGATCGGCCTCCTGGGCCGCGCGACCATGCTCCGCGACATAGACGCTGAGATGGTGGCCGACGCCATCCGCAAGCGCCGCCTGATCCCCTACCAGAAGTCCCGCGCCAAGGACGCGCGCCGCTACTTCCCGAGCCCGGCGACGGTGAACCGCGATGTGGTCGACCAGCTTCGGCCCGTCCTGCGCTACGCCGAGGAGCTATGGAGCCGGAAGGGCCTGACCCTGCAGCCGATCCGGTGGGGCAAGCTGCGCCTGGAGGAGCCCGCCGGACTCGTCCGGGTCTATGGCGAGGAGGAACAGCGGGTGTGGCGCGCGGAGTGCGGCCCGACCGTGGGGCTGGCCCTGGACCTCCTGCTGACCTACGGCCCCCGGTTCGGCGAACTGTTCTTTGAGCCTGCGGACTACGACCCGGACGGCCCGCGCTTAACCATCCGAAGCCGGTTGATGCCGGATGGCGAGCGGCGCCGGGGCCGCAAGCGCGACGTGGGCGGCCACACGATCCCGCTGCGGGAGGAACATGCCCGGGAGGTTGCCGCCCGCGTGGGCCGCGCCAGGGCGGCGGGGCTCGACCATATCTGGTTCGTGGAGGAGCGCGACGAGGCCACCGGCAAGGTCACGCTGGCCTCGCTGACCTACTATGGCCTCCAGGCCCGGCTCAACAATGCCGCGGAGCGGGCGGGCGTCGGTGGTGGTCGGTTGATCCACGGAACGCGCCACCATGCGGGCACCACGGTCCTGCGCCGGTCGGGGAACATCAAGATCGCCCAGCGCCTCCTCGGGCACGCGAACATACAGTCCACGGCCCGCTACGCGCACGCCCTGGAGGACGACTTGCGGGCGGCGCTGGAGGGCGGTTCTGTCACCGAGTCCCGGAATAGTCCCGAACCTACCCCCGAGGCGACCGGGACCGATGGCGACAAGTGATTGAAAGAACCGGGTTAAAACCGGGTTCAATCGGCCCTGACTTGCGGTTTACAAAACCGCCGCTCTACCTGCTGAGCTAATCCGGCGCGCCCCGTTTCCCTAGGGGCGCGCACCCGGTGCCGTCAAGCGGGGCCGGGAACGGACGGGAAACGGCGGGAGGGTTTGGGGACCAGAGTCCCGGAATATTCCCGAACCCCGTTCCCCGAATTTTCTCCCAGATTGGACTTGTCCAAGCCGCTGGTGACAATAAGGTGGACCTATCGAAGGGCGATCCAGCCCGCGAGGAGACCTAAAATGACCATCCTGACCCGCATCACCGAGACCGCCAACGTCGAGACCGTTGAGCATGACTTCGGCGTCACAGACCGCCTGGGTCGCAAGATCGGCGCGACGATCCGCTTCTCGGAAAACACCTTCACCCAGACCCCCGACCAGTCATGGGGCTACGGACGGGCCCCGGGACGCTACTTCTCGTTCTACCCCTGCGCGACCCGCAACGGCGTGCGATACGGCGCCAGCCAGAACGAGCGACACTTCGACACCGCCACCGCCCGCGACGCCGCCGCTGCCAAGTATCTGACCGACGCGCGCAAGCGTGCCCTCAAGTAAGGCGGAACGCGTTCCACATCGCCGGAAAACGGCCCAGGGCGGGAGGCGAACGCTGGCCCGCCCGAAGGCGTGCAAGGGCAACCCCGCCCGGCAGGAGACCGACAAATGGGCACCTACGAAACCGCAATGGAGTGGCTGGCACTCAACACCGACATCGAGTGGATCGATGAACCCGAGCCGGTGCCCTGCGTGACGGCATCGCTGGTCATGGACGTGTTCGACGTGTCGGTCGAACAGCTAGTGGCCGACATTCGGACCTTCCGGGGGGTTGCGTAATGACCGCCCCGACCATCTTCGTGATCGTCGCGA